TGACCGCTGAGCGCGTTATCACAAAAAAGGTTTCTGGTATGCCGGTGCGTGTTTGGGATTTGCCACCAGGAAAGCGTAACGAACCGCTTGACACTGCAGTGTATAGTGTCGCCGCATTAAATATTCTGAATTTGAATTTGACAAGAATGGCAGAATCGCAAAAAGCGTATTCTCCAAAATACATTAAACAAACAAACTTACCACGACGCGGTCCCCGTGTCATATCGAGAGGAATATCATGAGCGCACGACTCGACATTTTAAAAACCCGGTTGGAAATGTATCTGGCTGCAGAAACCGCTATACTTCAAGCTCAATCGTACACAATCGGAAGCCGGGCTCTTACAAGGGCCGATTTAAAAGAGGTTAGAGAAACCATTAACACACTTGAAATGCAAATAAACAGCCTAGGTCGTGGTGGTCGCGCCCGTCCAATTACAATAAACCCACTTCATTAAATGCTGTTTTTATGTGTTAACTCCGTACATCTCCACACATCTCCGTAGTTCATAAATTGAGTTCTCGCATGTGCAAATAATTAACATGATATTTGCACCATGCGAAACAAAATGCCAGCGGTAAAATTAAATCTGCTGGACAGGGCAATCGGGGCAATTGACCCGGCGCGGTTAACTAATCGCATTCGCCATCGCATGACACACGCCATGATTGAAGAATATGGCTACCCTGTCGGCGGCTCCCGCAACTCAAGTCTTAAGAATTATAATCCTCCTGCAAACACAGCTGATGAAGATATTAACGACAAGCTGGAATCTATTCGCGGTATGTCTCGTGATTTGTATGCAAACTCCGCAATTGCAAATGCATCAATTAAGCGTATTAAAACAAATGTTATTGGCTCAGGGTTGAAACACCGGTCAAAGCTCAACGCAGCAGAATTGGGTTTGTCTGACGAAGATGCAAATGTAATGGCGAGAGAAATTGAACGAGAATTTGGATTGTGGGCTGAGTCAAAATATGCGGATATCACACATACCCAGAATTTTTACCAGCTCCAGGCGCTGGTTACTGCAAACATGTTTTTATCCGGAGATGTATTTGTAATTTTCTGCAACCGCGAAGACAGTGATATGCCTTACAATCTACGACTTAAAGTCGTGGAGGCTGATGCTTGTAAGCACCCCGATGACTATCTCCCCTTTTCAGAATCAGGCATAATAAATGGCATCCAGTATGACGATGATGGTAGACCAGAGACGTATCACTTCATAAAGGCGTCGAATTCCAAGCTCAACATGCACTCCTCACGTTTTGAGACGGTTGGCATCGACGCCTTTACTGAATGCGCCGGTATTAACAGAAAAAACGTATTGCATCTCTTTGATCGAGAGCGCCCTGGACAACGCAGGGGTTTATCGATTCTGGCACCGGTTATAGAACAATTAAAAATGATCACAACTCTCACTAAATCGGAGCTCGACGCTGCTGTTGTGACGTCATTTTTTACCGTTTTTTTCACTTCTGATAAACCTGAGCCGATTTTTGATGGCGTTCAAGAAAAAGTTGAAACAGATAAGAATGGTAATGAGTCCAAAAAATATGAAATGAACCTCGGCCATGGTTCAATGTTCGAATTGGATGCAGGTGTCAAGCCTGAATTTGCAAATCCAAATCGTCCAAATCAAGCATTTGAACCTTTTTTTAACGCCCTTGTTAAACAAATATCTGCATCTATAAGCATCCCGTTTGAAGTTGTAATGCAGTGCTTTATGTCAAGTTATTCAGCATCTCGAGCCGCTTTGTTAGAAGCATGGAAACTTTTTACGGTTCAACGAAAGTTTGTCGAAGACGAATTTTGCGCACCAACAAAAGAAGCTTTTATGCTTGAGGCTGTTATGTCAGAGAGAATTTATGCTCCGGGATTTTTATATGATCCTCGCGTGCGTAAAGCGTGGTGTGCATCAACGTGGAATGGTCCGGGGCAAGGCATGTTGAATCCGGTTCAGGAAACAACTGCGTCGGTAATGAAAATCGACAATTGTATGAGTACTCTTGACGCTGAAACCTCAGCAACAAGTGGGGCTCATTATGAGGATAATGTCGAACAAATTGCCCGCGAACGTGCTTTTATGAAGAAAAAAGGTGTGGGCATAATTGTTAAAGGCGTGGCTGTAAATGTTTCTGACAAAAAGGATGATACAAATGAAGATAATTGATTGGATTTTCGATAATTGTTTTGCAATGACCGTTGAAGCTGTTGACAATATGATATCTATTGTCAATCGCGAAATTACAACCGAACAAGCCTCTCTTTTTAAAGACGGAACACCACAAAGCAATTCTGGAATTGCACAGATACGAGATGGTGTCGCAATTATTGACATAAGTGGCCCTATTATTCCAAAAGCTACAATGTTTTCTCGCATTTGTGGAGCCACGAGCATTGACGTTTTAACGAAAGAATTTGGCGCAGCTGTTGATAACCCTGCTGTCAAGGCATTAATTCTGAACATCCACAGCCCTGGCGGTGAAGTTACAGGCGTTTCTGAGTTCGCAAGCCACATCGCTGCTGCCCGGGATAAAAAGCCTGTTATTGGTTTTACTACTGGATGGGCAGCCTCTGCTGCGTATTGGATCATGTCCGCATGTAAAGAAGCGTATGTCTCCGACACAGCTATGGTTGGTAGTATTGGTGTTGTTTCTGCATATCGCACTGGCAAAGACAATGGAGAAGTCGAAATAGTTTCCTCTCAATCCCCCGACAAGCGAATAGATGCTTCTACCGAAGAGGGGAGAAAAAAAATACAGGCTCGTGTAGACGAGCTCGCACAGGTGTTTGTCAACACCGTTGCAAAAAACAGAAGCGTATCTTCGGAGAAAGTGCTTGAGGATTTTGGAAAAGGCGGAATGCTGGTTGGTGAAAATGCTGTAAAAATCGGGATGGTTGACGGAATAGATACGTTGGAAGGATTGATAGGTAAATATAGTGGGAGAAAAAATTATTCTACACATTTAAATACAAAAGGAGGGGTTGCTATGGATATGGTCACCCTGAAAGCTCAGCATCCTGAGCTGGTAAAAACAATTGCCGACGAGGCTGCAGCTGCAGAGCGCACGCGTATCGTAGCAATTACCGGGATTAAGGCCCCGGAAGCACTGCGCAGCATCATCGTTTCTGCAATTGCAGACCCAACTAAAACCGAGGTTGCTGTACGCGCCGAATTGTTTGACAAAATGCAGGACGATCTTGGGAAGACTCGTACAGAGTTTAAAAATGCAGCAGAATCAGTAACAAAAAAGGCTTCAAAAATTGAGACCGATGCTGAACCAATGGCTGAAGCTGCTGAAATTGACGCTATGGCAAAACGTATTGCGGGGGTAGCATAATGAGTATCGAAACAAGTAATATTGACAATCTGGTTTCTGGTAGTTTTCCGCAAGTCACAAAACCACGTATCGCGGTAACCGGCCAGGGTCTTCTTGCTCGCGGGACCGTAATGGGCACGATAACAGCATCGGGCAAGCTCGCAAAGGTTGACAAATCAAAAAGCGATGGTTCTCAGACAGCCACAAACATTTTAGCAACTGCAGTTGATACAACAAGTGCAGATGCTGCTTGCGTAGTTTATCGCACAGGTCAATTCTGTGGAAGCGAATTGATTTTTGGCGGAGCGTCTGTTTTGGCAGATCATCAATCACAGCTCGAAACACTTTCAATTTTCATCGATTAAGGAGAAATTATGGCAATAAACATGTATGCAACAAGGGTATTATTGCAAACGCTTCAATACATAAAGAAGCCATGCTCGTATCTTCTTGATACGTTTACACAGAAGCAAAAGCCTACACGAGGAAAATATATCGATATTGATATTGTCCGCGGCGGGCAGAAAATGGCCGCATTTGTTTCTCCGGTAACCAAGGGAGAGCATGTAAAAAAAGATGCGTTCAAAACATTATCTTTTCAGCCGGGCTATACCAAAGAATTCATGCTTTTCCAAGCTGGAGATGGCGATGACGATAGAACTGCTGGACAGACAATTTATGCGGGAAATGACAATGCCCAGAGTTTTGAAGAGCAACAGCTTAAAGACGGCTTGTCAAAACTGCTAAACAGAATTCTGGTGCGAGAAGAATGGATGGCATCACAAGCCTTGCTTTATGGCAAGTATTCAATGAAAGGTGACAATTTTCCTGAAGTTATCGTTGATTTCGATCCAAAATCCGCTCATTTTATTACACTCGCTACAGGTAACAAATGGAACGCAAATTTAACAGTCGGATCTGTTTCTTCGCCAATTCAGTTTTTAAGAGCCCATTGTAATTTGATTTTTAAGTCGGGTAGAAAAGTGGTGAGAATAACAATGGATCCCAAGGCGGCACAGTTATTTCTTGATCATCCCGATACAAAAGACTACTTCAGTAATCAGAAAAATTACAACTATGGATTTGTTGAACCAAAACCCATTGGTGACGACAACGCCTATTTCCTTTGTAAACTACTTGATCCTGCTGTGGAGATCTATGTGTATTCAGGATCGTACGAAGACAAAGACGGCAATGCCGTAAATTTCCTGCCAGACTACACCGTTCTTTTTGGTAATCCAAACTCACGGTTTGAACGTAGATACGCATCTATTTACGACAAAAAGTGCATGTATCCGGTCGATTATTTCGCAAAAACATACGAAGAGGACAACCCCAGTGGCGTTTACCTTCTTGTTCAATCGGCTCCGGTTCTTGCTTTTGTAGAACCAGACAGTTTCGGGCGCGCTTTCGTGGCGTAGTATTAATTGTCGCAGCGGAAACAGGCTGTTTACAGCAACACTCAATGTGTAACGACCGCTGCGACCCCAACAAGGAGGGGTAATGGGGCAGAATTGCGCAGAACATGCAGCCGTTTGCGAGCGCAACGAAAAGACCGGGGTTAAGGTTGATACGATTTACGAATTGCTTGTTGGCGATCCGGAAAAAGACAGAATGGGAGTGTTTGAGCGTGTCAGAAATCTTGAAAAACAAGGCCGATGGTATGTGTATTTCACGATTGCAATGGCAGTCATTCACATTAAAGAACTTGTCGAATGGATTAAATCGTTTCTATGAATTTCAGCTCCCAATTACAAAAAGATGTCGACCATATTACGTCCTGTGATTTCGCAAACGAAACACCTGCGATCTACCAGTCTGTTAGTGGAGATTCTTATTCTGTAAATGGTATTTTGTCAAAACAAGCATTTGGGCAAAACACCGAACAAGGCGTTCAAGTAGAAACCGAAGAGCTTGTTTTTGTCGTTGGAACACACAACCTTAAAGACAGGTTTAAACGTGGAGATAAAATATGCATCGACACCGTTGTTTACAAAATAAGCTCTGCTCCTGATGATATTGATGGAATTACAACGATTGTTCTGAGGAAATAATGGTACATCCAAACAGTAAAATACGTAAAAAATTTCGAGATTTACTGCTCAATAAAACTGATGCAGAAGATCGTGTTTTTACTAATCGTAAAACTGTTATTGACGGGATGGTACTACCGTGTATTGTTGTTTCGTCGTTTTCTGGAGAGGGTATCGTTACTGGAAATTGTGGCGGTCAATTATATGAC